TTGTGCCTTCTAATTCTCTTTCTTTTGATTCAACTTCATCTTTAATTACAGATGGTGCACCTAATTCTACATCAGAATAAAAACCACCAACCTGTTGTTTTCTTAAATCATTCTCTGACATTTTAATGACATGCATAATTGCTTCTGAATCGTCAAGAGATGTTGCAGAGTATGGTACAACTAAATCATCAGCTGGTACAAATTTAGAAACAGCTCTGCCTAATAAATCATCGTAGTAAATTTTTTTAAATGTAGATCCTGCTAAAGGTAAGTGAAATAACATTTGATCAAACTCTGGCTCGTACTCAGACATTTTTTCCATGAGTTCGTAGTTCATGTATTCTTTTACTCTTTGTGCTTGTGCTTCTTTTTGTGGGTCACTGTTACCAACGATCTGTGTTCTAATTGGTCCTTCCGCTGGTAATAATTCTTTGTAAGCTCCTGCTTGGAACTGTGTTACTGCTTCCGCTAGTACAGGGTGCGTGGCTCCCGAAGCTCCTTGGAAAGGCTCTGTTCTGTTTTCGTATTTAAATCCTAAAAGGTCTAAACCTTCTGTGTAAGATCTCTCCCAATCTTTTCTTGATGCTTTGTAGTCTGTGTAATTTTGAAATAATTCTAAACCAATAGGTTCTAAAATTTCATCGGGTAATAATTCTGCTAAGTTATCAAAATGATTCGGTGCGCCCTCAGTATTTACTTTGCTTGGGTCAAAATTTAATTCAACACCGCCATCTTCTGTTGGGTTTATTTCAACAGGTTGTTTAGCTGCTTCTTCTTGTTTTTGTATTTCTACTTCTTGATCGGGTCCTTCTATTTTTACAGAGGTTCCCAACTCTGAAAGAGTTTTGTCAATATCTGCCATTATTTACGCTCCTTGATTGGTCTAACATTTTTTGCAACATAAGGCAAGCCGTGTGGCGTAGGCCCTGATTTAGGTGGAGGTCCAGAATCATCGCCAGCTAGCTTGATAATACCGCCCCCTGCTTTTTTAGTTTTAAAAGGATCAGCCTCACCAATACGACCCTCAGGTATGCTGCCTGCACCTGTTGGATAATTACCAAGTGCATCTGCATCTATACCCATTTCTAATAATTCGTCTTTTGAATATGTTTTACCATCTTTAGATAATAAATCTAATATGTCATCAATAGAATCTAAACCAGCTTCAACGTCTCCGGCACCACCATCATCGTCAGGTCTTAAAGTATTTTCTTCATAATTGTCTGGAACTCGTTTTGGTTTACCTGCATCGTCTAATATGGTTTCAGGCGGGTCGTAATTTATTTCTTCTTTTCTAATTATACCATCTATAGTGTCATACTCACCATCACCAATATAATAACTAGCACTACCCTCAGTGTCTTTTGAAATAGATATTCTACCTGTATCTAAATTTTCATACATTGTGTATCCGTTATAGTCATAAACTTTTTGCCTCTCTATCACTGCAGCTTTTTCTGTGATATCATCACCTTTAGTTTTAATTAGATTTACAAAGTCAAAGAAGTATTTTGGTGTTCCGCCTTTGGTAACTATTGGTGCAGCTTGTTTAGCCACTTGTTTTGCTGCAGGAAATATAGAATCAAGACCAAGAGCTTTAATTAAGCCTACAATCCCACCGCCTGCTAATAAAGTGTTAAACTCTCTCCTTGTCATTTGTAATGACGCTGCTTTTTCCTCTACACTTTTTTCTAGTTCTTTTGCTGCTTCCGCACCACCTGCATATTTTTGAATTTGTTTTCTAACTTGATTTGCAGCTTTGCCCGCTGATGCAATATACCCTACACCTGTAGCAGGGCCAAGTGATTCGCCACCCATCTTTAATATCTCACCAACAGTTCTTTGTGAACCTGTAATATCTTGATCCATGTCGTCTAAAATTTTTTGTAAACCAAATCTTTCAATAACTTGTTTCTGTGTAACTTTTGGATCTATGTTTTCACCAAACTCTGCTCCAACACCGCTTTTTCCTTGAGCAAGATCTGCTAAAGCTTTGGGAGCAGCTAATGTAAATCTAGCTGCAAACTCAGGAGCCAGTGCTACACCTTTTGTAAGCTGTGCTGCATAGTATGGAAAAGCTCTTGGGTCTAATGTTTGATTTAATCTTTGTAATAAATTTGATTCTTCTTTTGTACCAAACATAGATTCTTCTAAACTTGGTGCATTATTTTTTAAAGCGTTGTCCATAACTTCGGTGTTATTTAATCCCGATAAAAGTTCTTTTATTTGAGCCATGACTTCTGGGTTAGGGGATCCATCTGAAAAACCAACACGGCCACCCATGGCTGCCATGAAAGGATTGTCAATGTCAGATATTTCCATTTCATCTATATCACCAAATCTTTCATTTGCCTCTTCAAACATTCTTCTTCGACCTGCTGCTTCTGATTCTGGAACTTCGTCTGCTGTGCCAATCGGGGCATCACTGCCAATCTTGTCTCTAACCTTACCAATGAGATCTTCTATTGTTGTTCTAATTTTTTTTCCTGTTTTAGTTTCTTCGCCACCACTTAAATTAAATACAGGTTCAAATTTATCTGTAACTTCTTTTTGAGTATCGTAAGCAGCAAAAACAGAGGGCAAAGCTTTTTGAACTGTTTTTGGTAAAACATTTGTTGCAGCTATGGCAGAAGCCTCTGGCAAAGTGGAGCCCCCTGCTAATGACATAAAAAAATCAAAAGGTGTAAAAACAGCTGCTTCGGCAGGTCTCGGTAACAGAGCTTCAAGTTTTTTTCTAGCAGGATTTCCTCTTTCTAAAGCTGTAAAAAATGTAATATTATTTTTCTTTAAGAAATCGGTAATCTTTTTTTTCTGAGATTGAAATGTTTTTTTAAGCCCTCTTTCTTCAAAAGCCTCTTCTATAACCTTAAGTGGTTTTGGATTCTTACCAACAAGTTCATTATCAATTAATGTTCTGCCTTGTATTTTTTTTATTTCACCAATAATTTTCTTTCGTGAGTTTAAGTCTTTTGCTGTTTTTAAATTAGCTATCTTATTATTTAATTCTCTGTTTGCAGAACTTGTTGTTAATTCTGTAGTCCACCAATTATCCTTAACTCCAAACTGATGATTTAAATTAAAAGGAGTCCATATTTTTGATCTATTAATAATTGTAGTTTTGTTCTCTGGTTTATATTTTAAACCAAAGTTTTTAATTGTTTCTCTTTCAATGTAACGATCTTTTATAGCTGTAAATAAAGGTGTAGATTTTCCTTTATATTTTATATTTAATTTTTTTAATTCTAAATAATCCTCGATTGGTTTTATAGCTTTGTTATACGTTCCTTTGCCAAAATTTTTATCAAGGTATTTATTTAAATTATTAAAATTAATTTTTTCATTTGTTTTTGTATCAAAAAAAACAGTTTTTCTCCATTGTCCATCTTTTAAGTAATTTTTTGGTTTTGGTGAAAATTCTTGCCAACGGCTTCCATCTTTTGTTGTGGATCTATATAAATTATAGAACAATCTTTCTTTAGCTGTATCTCCAATAGGAAATTGACCGGCTCCATAATTTTGAGTAAATCTTAAGATTTTTGCATAAAGCTGTGGGTTTGTTCTTCTGCTAACACCATAATTGTAAGCTTTAAAATTTAAATTAGCTTCAGGAAAATTTTTTTTAATATCTTTTTGTAATTTTGAATCTAATTTTATTTTTTTATCTATGTCGTAGTCTTCGGGTCTTAAAGGGTTTTCTAATATAAATTTATCTTTAGCCTCTGTAGCAGCTGCTAGGGCAGCGTTCTTACTTCCATAAGCAGATACAGAAAAAGTTTTATCAAAAGATTTTCCTCCTCTAATAATACTGACTCTATAACCGCCTTTTGGTCCAACTCTATTTGGATCAGTTGTAAATTTAACGGCCTCTGGCTCAACAAAAGGTATTTCTGTTCCCTCTGAAAAATTAACTCTACCACCTAACGCAAACCTATCTCGTAGCGTAGGCTCTAAAGCTTCAAAGCTATCTGTTGCTGGGTTATATAAGTACTTCAACAATACCTCCTCTTGCAAATCCTTCTTTTGGATCCATGTCTCTAGGGTGCACACCATTTAATGATTCAGCATTCTCGTCGATGTATTTTAATTCATCAAATGTTTCATCACCGTACAGCTCTACGCCTTTAAATGTTTTTCCTTCTAACTTCTTAAGTTTCTCTGCAGTATTATCTACACCCGTTAGAATACCTTCTTCTTTGATAGGTACGACTTCTGCTGTCTCTAACAACTCATCACCAGGCTGCACTTTAGTTTCCTCTGGTGCAATCTCATTTCTAATTTTTACAAACTGTGCTCTTCGTTTATTCTGCTCTCTAATACCTTCTAACAACTCTTGTTTAGTTCTAATCATTGGAGACTTACCTTGTTGATAGTCAGAAATTAAATTATCAATAGACTGTATCTCTGCATCAATCTCGCTTGGCGTGCTATAGTGTGCGTATGTTTTACCTGGTGCTTTTTTATTTTTAGGCACAAGTCCTAGTTTTCTAAATTCAAATCTACCTGGATATCTAGAGCCGCCCATAAAATCGTATGTAGAATCGATATATTCTCCTAACTTGTCAAACGCATCATTACCGTAGTGATGTCTAAATATTTTTATAGCGTCTATGGAAGGGTCTGCTCCTGTTTTCATAGCGTCGTAAATTTCTTGAGATGTTTCAATACGACCTGCTTCTATCTCATCGGCTAGAAACTGTCTTGTTAAAGTTCTATTAATACCTTCGTTAGGGCCATAACCTTTACCTTGATATTTTTGTTTTGCTAAATTTTTTTCAACCTTTGCTACTTGACCTGATTCAATATCTTTCATTTCATCAAGTAATTTTTTAATCTTATCCATGGATTGTTGGAATAATGGATTTTTAGCAATTTTTTCTTCTGATAAATTAAATCTTTTATCGAGTTGAATGTTTCTATAATCTTGATAAATTTTTTCTGGTTATTTACCATC